ACGTGGACTTTGGGGCAGGGATAGATGTCACAGGCAATATCACTGTCACAGGCACTGTTGATGGACGGGATGTAGCAGCAGACGGCACAAAACTGGATGGAATTGCATCTAGTGCAACCGCAAACCCGAACGCAATTAACAACGTAGTCGAAGACACTTCGCCGCAGCTTGGAGGCAACTTTGACCTAAATAACAACGACATCACTGGCACTGGCCAGATTGATATAAGTCACGATGGCGGCACTGGAACTGTCACTGCCACAAATACTACTGGGCCGCAATTTCAGGCAAAATATAGTGCTAATCAGTGGCTTGCTTTAGATCAGTCGGGTGCTGCTTCTTATATAAAATCCCGTCATAACTCAGGTGATGGAGAAATAGTTTTACAAGGTGGGTATACGTCTAAAACCAGAATGATAGTGCGCACTAACGGTGACATTGACTTTTACAACACAGACGGCACTACAAAAAAGATGGAGTGGGATGCTACGGCAAACGCACTGGAGTTTGAAGATGATGCCAAGGCCGTGTTTGGTGCGGGTTCTGACTTGCAGATTTATCACGATAGTGCAAACAGCTACATTCAAGACACAGGCACAGGTGACTTAATCATTACAAGTGGCGTTCATCGTGTTCGCACAGACCAGTTTCAGTTAAATAATGCAGCTAATAACGCGGCACTTATCACTGCTGCAAATGGTGGTGAAGCCAAACTGTTTCACAACGGGTCAGCTAAGATTTATAGCCAAAGCCACGGCGCAAGAATAGACGGCGGTCTTAGGTTTGCGTCAAGTGGCGCAGCAAGCGATACGGCTAATCCATACATCTTCCGCGCATCTGGTGCAGACAATATGGCGTTTGCCACGGGGTCGGCTGAACGTATGCGCCTGACTAGTGCGGGTTCGCTAGGGCTGGGAGTTACTGCCCCAGACGGCAAATTAAACGTGGTTTCCACAGCCCACAACAACGGTTCGATTTTCGATAGCACAGGAACTACTCAGCTTTGGCTTAGGGATACGGACGCCACATCCAATCAACGGAATTGGGGCTTTCAAGTAAGTGGTGGTGACTTAAACATAGTGCGGGCAAACGATGATAGAGCCTCTGGATTTGTTACACCTGTTTACATCCAGCAAGCACCGGCCAACTCATTGGTTATAAATAGCAACGGCAATGCTACATTCAATGGCACTGTATTTGCACCTAACGTTTCGCTCTATCCAAACTCTAGCGCACCAAACGCAGATGCCGCAATCTTTCGGCCTCAAGATGGTCATTTAGGTTTCGTTGCAGCGGCTTCTGAACGTGGTCGATTTGCTGGTGGCACTTTTCTTGTCGGCAAGACTAGTTCAGGAACAACTACAGCGGGATTTGAAGCACAAAGCAGTGGATTAACCGCAATAGTTAGAGACAGCAACACGCCTCTTTATGTCGGACGTAATAGTAATGATGGTGACATTGTTGTGCTGCGTAAAGGTAGCACAACGGCTGGAACAATCGGTACTTTTGATAACGGCGTAAACTTATACATCGGGTCTGGAGACACTGGGGTAACATTTAATCCAAATGTGAACGGTATTTTGCCACACAATCCCAGCACTAATGCTCAACTAGATAATGCTATTGATTTGGGCTACCCCACTGTTCGTTTCAAAAAACTTTGGTTGAGTAACGACGTAAATACGTCTGGCTACGTCTACGCTGCTGGAATAGCTGGGTCATCTGACGGAAACACTTACGTCCAATTCCCCGGCTCTGATATCATGCAGTTTTACACTGGCGGCAGTGAGAAGGCTAGGTTTGCGTCTGATGGAAACCTATACATCGCCAAGACTAGTGACACTGCAACAGGCGTTGGGCTTACATTAGGTGGTGGTGGGTTTATTCGTGTTGTTAGAAATGAAATTTGTGGCGTTTTTAACAGACAGGGTTCTAACGGCACTTTGTTGTCATTCGCTCGTAGTAATTCTGGAGTAGGAGCAATCAGTGTCACAACATCTGGCACAACCTACAACACCACCTCAGACATACGCCTAAAGCAAGACATCGAACCACTGCAAGCCACAGACAAGCTGATGGCTATGAACCCTGTCAGCTATGCTTGGAAGTCTGACCCCAGTGGCCCACGAAGCATGGGCTTCATTGCACAGGAAATGGCTGATGTTATGCCAGAGGCAGTTAGCACTGGCGATGATGACATGATGTCTATGGATTACGGACGCATCACACCAATTCTGGTGTCGGCACTCCAAGATGCTCACCGCAAAATCGAACAATTAGAACAGCGACTAGCTGAGATGGAGGCTGGCAATGAGTAGCTTTGGACCTAACCATCATGCGGCTTCATCTTGGATTGACTTTGTTGGGAACCCTGTGTCTATCGCGGACAGCTTCAACTACAGCAGTGTCACAGACAACGGAACAGGAAACTATACTCCAAACACAAGCGCATCGATGGCTAGCGCAAATTATTCTTGTGTTTTCGGTGGCAGCTTTTCTGGTGCTTCAGACCCACGCTTTATGAACGCTTACCAAAATGGCTCAAGTTCACAAAGAGTGCGGACTGCCAACACTTCTTCAAGTTCCGCACTTGATTGGCAACACATGCAATTAGCAAATCTTGGAGACTTAGCTTGATGCGCCTGATTGACCGTTTAGCAGATGCAAGGCAACGGCTTGAGCCACATCGGACAGACTACGCTGTTGTGTATGAGGACGTTGATATGGACTGCTGTGCTGTTATGCACCCAGACCCCCACGCTATGGCGGCATTGATAGATGGCGGTGTGTGCCCACCAGTATGGGTCTACTGGGAACTGGCAAAGGACGAAGCACAGCCTGATTTCAAACGGCACACCAGAGGCTACCTATTGCACGACACACCAAGAGAAGGTCCAAAAACAGAAGAAGAAGCGTTGTTGTATCTCATTATGAAGGATGTGCCACAGCATATCTGGCGTAACTATGAAACCAGCAACAGCGTCCACCTCAAAATCATTAGGCGTGAACAGCAGCCAGACAGAGAGTTTCGAAACGCTTGGAGAGTAGCGGCATGACAACAATCATTGCAGACAAAGACGGCAACGAGATTGATGTTGCTTCAGCCACAGTTCCAAGCGACAGACATTTTCGTAACGCTTGGGCATTAGACGGCACAGTCATTACAGCAGATTTGGCAACAGCTAAAACAATCTTTGCCAACAAGATTAGAGAAGCCCGTAAGCCGCTTCTAGAGGCACTAGACGCTGACTACATGAAGGCACTTGAAGCAAGCACAGATACCGCTGCAATCGTGGCTGACAAACAGGCGTTGCGTGATGCGCCTACGGCTGGCAACAGCGCAACAACAATCACTGAACTTAAAGCAGCGTGGCCTTCATGCTGCGGCACAAGCCCATACAAGGAGTAGAAAATGGCAAATGCTTACGAGTGGACTTACCCACAATTAGATCGAGTAGCAACTGAAGGGGAAAACTCTGACGTTGTAAAAGTCATCCATTGGCGTGTAACAGCGACCTCCGACAGCGACAAAGATGCTGACGACAATTTCCTGACGGCCACAATGTACGGCACGACAGGCGTAGAGGTCGATGATGGTGCTGCGTTTACACCGTATAACGACATCACCAAAGACTGGTGCAAGACAAAAGTCTTGGAAGACATGGCCAAGACTGAGGCTGAAGTGAAGTCAATGCTTGACGCGCAGATTACCGAAAAGGCAACCCCAACCATCCTGACAGGGACACCATCCGGCTGGTAAGCTAGGAGAATAACCGTGACCAGAGCAAGAGACTTAGCAAACTCGGCAGACAACGTCTGGACAGACGCAGACAACGCCAAGTTGGATACCATTGAAACGTCAGCAGACGTCACAGACGCTACAAATGTAGCAGCCGCTGGTGCTGCGATGCTGTCAGGGGCCAACTTCACTGGCACTGCAACAGCCCCAAGTTTTCAAGCTAATGCAGGAGGTACGTTCACCACTGCATCAGGCAATGATTTAAACATTGTGTATCCTGACAGTCGTTCTTTGTTCATTAAAGAAGGCTCAACCACGCACCTTACCGTTGATAATGTTGGCAATTTCGGCATCGGCACTGCATCTCCTGCCCACAACGTAGAAATCGTAGCCACTGCTGCCGGTTCAGTAAACGACAGCCTTCAGATTAGAAACAACGCAACGTCAAGTGGGACAGGTTCTCGTATTAGGTTTATCAACTCTACTGATAACACCTCAGATACTAATGGCGCATCTATATCCTCTGTTAGAAACGGCGATGATAACGATTTAGTATTTGAGACTGAAAATGCCACTCGCATGACAATAGACCATGCTGGAAATATCGGCATTTCTAACACCGCTCCCGACTTCAACTTATCCGTAGGAAATTCGTCTAGCGTAAACCCATCTATCCAAATTATGTCGGCAACCAACAGTAACGCACAGCTGCTGTTTGGTGACGGTGCTGGTGCGGCTGGTTACAGAGGCACAGTTGTGTACGGAAATTCTACAGACTCAATGTCATTCTCAACGGCTGGCAGCGAAAAGATGCGCCTAACATCGGCGGGTTCGCTAGGGCTGGGAACTTCGTCACCTGACAGCAACCACAAGCTAGAGGTCACATCGGGCGGCAC